ATATGCGCTGCCGCCGATCTATTCGGATGCAAGCGCGGATGCTTGGAAAGTTCGGGCCAGTTGGGAATGAAAACCGCAGACAATGCCAAAATTAAAAGAACAATTTGCCATCTACTGGAGCCGGTACGCTTTGAATCGGAGTTAAGGCGCGAAATAATACGCCACTACAATAAGCACGGCGATAAATTGGCCGTTCGTTTAAACGGCACTAGTGATATCAATTTCAATACCCTAATTGAATCACTTCCAACCGTACAATTTTACGACTATACCAAGATATTCCAGCGCGTAAAAAGTAACGGATTAGCCAATTACGACCTCACATTTTCGGGAAGTGCTAACAGTGATAAGGCGCTCGAAATAACGGCTAGGGCGATCAAATTAGGCCACAGAACGGTTTTGGCCGTTAATACCGCCGAAACTAAGGGTGAATATAAATTACCCGAAAGGATCGGATTAATACCCCTATTAAATATGGATGACACAGATGTACGTTTTAAGGATAAGCGCGATTCTATCGGCGTATTAAAGCGCAAAGGATCAAACAAAACCGAAAGGGCAACAGATGAAAGCCGCCCCAATTTTTTCTTCAATAAATCCACACTGGCCCAACTAGGCCAATTAATAGAGGTGTAATTATGATTGTCTTAAATTATAAGAGCAAAAAAGAACTAAGGGAGCGCATAGGCCAGCGCTTGGACTATATCGAGACCAGTTTATTCGGCCCTGAATTTGTGCCGGATGGCTCTATTTTTGGCGCTAATAGGCCGCATATTACAGGAAAAGGGCGCGAATTTTTTGCAGAAGTGATTATGTCGCGGGGATTAATAAAGGCCGTTAAATAGCCATTTAGTCGCTTTAATTGTTGCCGTTCTTACGAGCGGTAATTTTTAAACCTACTAACCAAAAAAAGGGAAACCATGATAAATAAAACAAAACTTAAAGCTGTAACCATGCCAGAATTAAGGGCGGAAGTAGTCCGGCTTTTATCGATTGTCGATTATTACCGCGCCGAAAATAACCAGATAACCAACAAAACGGGGCGTTTAGTAATTGCGCTGCTAGAAAACGCCATAGATGAAATTATGGGCGATTTAAATAGTTGGGACTGTATGTCAGAGACTACTGCGACCCTTTTAAACAATCATTATGACGACCTAAAGGACGCATATGGCGAGATTATTTCCCTAACCCAAACCTTGGAGTCATAGCCATGACTAACAGAATGCCAGAAGACCCAAACCGCACAGACCCGCCGGAAGAATTTAACCCCTTTAATCGCTTTTTGGACTACCTAACAGAACCGGAAGATAGCTATAGAGATCGCCCCAATGACTATTTGCCAATGTCTCAAAGCGAGATAGACGCGGCCAAAATAGAGGCGGCAGAAAATAACCGGCTTCTAGATATCAGAGTCGAACAAATGCGAAAGCTGTACGACAAAGGACAATTAAGGCTGAAATAAGCCCCGTTAAATCCTTTCGCCCGCCCCTTTATTGGGGCTTTTTGCGTGAAACTAATAAAAGGACAAAACCCAATGAAGTATGCAAATTTACACGGTTATACCGATATACACCCCCATGAAATAACGCGCATAGTTAGCGCTAAATGCCTAGAAGTTAGGGCCATGCAATCCGAAAGGGTGGAGGGCATTGACCTAGGATTCAAAGCGGGGGGCTTTTTTGGGCATTGTTCCGATCAGCACCGGCAGCAATGGACTATTACAAGCGATAACAGCGCCCCTGTATTCCGAATTCGCCTAGGCGTAAGCGGGTGGAAGTCGGCGACTGGCCAGCGATTCCAACTGTCAGACAAACCAAGTAAATTTTACGACTATAATTTTTAGGCTAAATGCCAATGATTCTTATTCCTACGTTGCAAAATGCCGCCCGAAAAGCGCCAAAATGGCCCAAAAAGTAAATTTGCAAAATGGGCAAAAACCCCACTTTCACCCAAAAAATCGGGTGATTTTGGGCTGGAACCCCACTTTGCCCCGATTTTTGGCCATTTTATGGGAAATTTCCGCATTTTGGCCGATTTTGCCTAGGTGTACGGGTTGTGTACGGGTTGCGTAATCAGGTGTACGGGTTGCGTAATTTCGCAGGTGTACGGGTTTCGCCGCTATGTGTACGGGTTTCGCCGCTATGTGTACGGGTTAGCATTAAGTGTACGGGTTGCGTGACTAAATATAAATGTACGGGTTGCGCCATATAAAATAAGTGTACTGGTTACCAAAATTAAGTTGTTAATCTATTAAAAATAATGTTTAATATACGCACATTCAAAAAAGGAGAGGGATAATGAACGTACAGAAAGCGTTTAACGAACACGTTGCAAGCATGCCTATACTGGATGCGGCAATGTTTATTCAGGGTGAGCTAGATTGTCTTGACGGTGTAGCGCACGCAGAAGGAAAAGGTACTGATTACGATAGGGGCTATGCTGCCCGATATGAAATGGAACAATTACTAGGGGAAATACGATGAATTCAAGCAGTGAAATTAATGAATTAGCATCTGCATTATGCAATGCTCAAGCAAAAATGGGGGGAGCAGTCAAAGATTCAGCTAATCCTTTCTTTAAATCCAACTATGCTGACCTTACCTCGATCATTAAGGCTATCAAACAGCCTTTTTCGGACAATGGGCTAAGTTATACCCAGTTTCCGATCAATGATGAGTCATGTGTAGGGGTTGTCACCATGCTTATGCATGTTTCGGGCCAATGGTTGCAGCAAGAATACGTTTTACCTTTAGTAAAGCGTGATCCACAGGCTGCTGGCTCGGCAATAACCTACGCAAGACGGTACGCTTTACAATCAATGGCTGGAATTCCGACAGCAGATGACGATGCAGAAGCTGCAATGATGCGTGGTGAAGACATTACCCGCAAGATTAGCGCACAGCAGGCAGAGTCAGTTAAAGAGCTGCTGGAAGTGACTGAAAGTGATGTTGATAAGTTCTGTAAGGCGTTTAAATGCTCAACCGTAGACCAAATGCAGGTTCAATACTTTGATCGTGCAGTATCGGCTTTGAAGAGCAAGATCAAATGATTATTTTAGACCATGAACAAGGAAGTGATGAATGGTTGGCTGCACGTTTGGGCCGACCATCAGCAAGCATGTTTTCTAAGCTTATAACGACCAAAGGCAAGCCATCTACTCAAGCGGCTGGATACATCAATAAGTTGGCAGGAGAGCGGCTTTCTGGCGAGTCTGAGGCGTTTTATACCAATGAGCATATGGCTAGGGGTACTGAACTTGAGCCTGAAGCGAGGGAAGCATACGAGTTTATATCTGAAAATGATGTTTTAGAGGTTGGTTTTATTCTCGATGATAGTGAAGAGTTTGGATGCTCACCTGACGGATTAGTCGGCGCAGATGGAGGCATTGAAATCAAATGCCCAGCGGCTACTACCATGATGAAGTATTACCAAAACAATGATGAATTAGTTAAAGCCTATTACCAGCAGATACAGGGCTGTATGTGGGTTACTAAGCGGGATTGGTGGGATGCTTTTGCCTTCCATCCCAAAATGAAGCATGTCCTTGTGCGGGTTGAACGTGATGAGGAATTTATATCTAAATTGGCAGTAGAAGTTAACGCTGCCGTAACTGAAGTTAAAAACCAAGTGGAGCAATACAAATGAAATTAGGTATCGGAATCAATATTGACGTATTAAAAATGGATAAATCACGACTGCGCGAGTGGATTAACCCAAAAACGCAAGAGCGAAAGCTGTTTTTAGATTTGACTACGTTTATTAACACCGCAGAAGAGGATAAGTTCGGCAAGCATGGCTTCATTGCACAAGAATTAAGCAAGGAAGAGCGTGATGCGGGTGCTGAGAAAACGCCTATATTAGGCAACTGCAAGGTGTTTTATACCGATGGCGGTCAGCCTCAAGCCTCTCAAGGCGCACCAGCACCAGCGGCTGTTGGGTTTGCTGAAGATGATGACTTACCCTTCTAGCTCTAAAAAACCCCCCCCTTTCGAGGGGGGAAACTAGGAGAGTGCAAAGCAGGGGAATACCTTGCTTAATTAGATTACCACAGGATAGTAATATGACAAAACCAAATCTAGGCAAGTGCCTCAAGATAGCTCAAGTTAAGTATGACCTAAACACCGCTAGACTGGCTGAAAAGCTCATGACATCGCCGCAGGTCGCTTCTAGACTGCGAATCATGCCTGACATGAAGTATCACACCATGTTAAGACTGTGCGAGATATTCCAGATTGAGCCTAGTGAATTTATTAAATTGGAGACTAGAGAAAAGTAATAAAAAAACCCCCTGTTACGGGGGCTTTACTTTAAACCTTGAGGAGGTTTATACTTCTCGTGCGAAGAGGAAGAAAGGCAAGTATATCAGTGGTTTCCTACTGATACCTAATATCCACCTTTCTTTATTGCAAACAAATGTTTGGGCTAGAGGCTGACGAACTCCTTAGATAAACGTCAGAGCGTGGTTGACCCTCCAGTACATAGCCCCTGATAGAACTCGGTTGTTCTTGAAGGATAGGTTGGATATCCGATACAGACATTTGTTTAACCGCTAAGTTGCTTTGGCCCTTAGATCGTAAATTTACTTTTGCAAGTAAAAGGGTTAAATCGTTTTGAATAAAGTTGGTTTTAGAAGACATACAGACTAAAACCTTTTTTGTTAACAGGGTGAGGCTTGCCGAACCAAGGGGAAAAGATATGCTAAAAATTAAAGACTACAAGAATGTTGTTTCTGTTTACGAGTATGACGGAAACGGTAAGTTCTTCCATAAATTTAATAAGGGAAAGGGCAGAGTAGGAGAAAGGG